GGCGCTGTGCCGCGTGCTCTCGCCCGATCTGGCGGCGGACGGCGAGAGCCGCGCGCGCCTCGTGTACGAAAACGACCACGGCGCGTGGTGGACCTGGGCGGTCCCGCTGGGCGGGCTGGACTGGACGGCGCGCGCCGGGGACGTGCACACGGGCGTGAACGTGCGGTTTCAGTGCGAAAGCCCGTTTCTCTACGGCAGCGAGCCGCGGGAGGCGGTGTTTCGCCAGACCAGCGGGGGCTTTCGGCTGCCGGGCAGGCTTCCGGTCAGGCTTGGGTCGCAGGTGTTTCAGATGCGCGTGACCAACGGAGGG